GGCAGCTAACTGGCCAAGCTCCTGCAATGAATCTCTTATCAGATCACTTGCTTTCATGTTTCTTGGCCTTGGCTACTGGCTTAGAATCTTCAGCTTCTTTGTGAGTTTCTGCAAACCCATCAGCCAGAAATAAATCTTTGTTCTTTGCGTGAACCATTGCTGTTACGACAACGCCGTCTAGTTTTTTGAATAGCGAGTAAATTTCTTGCATGATTCCTCCAAAAATATCCAAAAAGATTTGCTTTGTTTATTTTAAAGGTATAAAGTTGGCTTGTCGAGTTCGAGCAGGTCGAACCACTTTAAATTAAAGAGGCTTTTATGGTTGGATCACTTATTGTTGACTTAAAAAAAATACCAAGAAAAAGACACTTAAAAACAGGAATGGAATTAATAGATGAATTTGCCGATTCGGTAGAAAAGATGTTTGAGGTTTATTCGCTGCTTGCAGATTTATTTACGAGGCCGATACCAGAAAAAGCAGACGGGATCATAAAGGTGACTATTTCAGCAAGCGCAATGGATACGGGAAAAATCACAATCGTTTTTAGTCAAGACGGAAGTCCTTTGTGTGCCTATGATGGAGACGCAAAATGACAGAAGACTATAAAGGCGATAAAAAAATTGGTGATATTATTTATATTGCCGGAAAGAAAATGGAAATAGCCAAGATTGACGGGGACATCTTATGGCTCAAGAAGGCAGAATTTGATGATCTTTCCTTAATGGCAAGAAATCATAAAGATTGCGCCATTTTTTTTGCTGGGGTGTGCTTTGGCGGAATCTGCTCATCTGCACTCGTACTTTTGATTCACTTGATCGTGGGGGTAAAATGAAAACTTTCACAGCTAAAGAGTTTAGCCGCTGTCCAGCCAAGGTTTACGAAGCCGCGAAAGAGGTTGGATCGGTAGCGATAACCCACGACAGATTTAATGGCGGTCGATTCTGTATTGCCTTCATTGAAGATAAGGATGTAAATGCAATTGTTGATAAGATGGAATCTAGCCTTGCTAAGTTCGAAAGGGCGATCATTACGAACGCTGAATCTTGCATGCACGACAATGGAGACGGGACATTCAACTTTAGGCGAAAAAGTCCATTTTTAAAGACATCGAACTATATAACCGGTGATCTTTTTCTGTATCGCGGATTTATTTGCAGGGCTGAAGGGTATTGCGGAATGATTGATAGCCCTATACCAGACGGCGGAAATAAAGTCGGGGATATTGCATTTGTTGATGGGTATAGAGTTATTTTAGTAGAAAAAGCCCCCGATTAAGGAGGCTTTTTCAATCAAGCTAGGATTAACCCCAGTTACGAGCCGCACGCATTGGATTGAAGCAAATGAATGCGGGCAAAACGTCTACGCGCATAATTTGCTTGTTCTCGCGGATGCTTGCACCCTTAGATACGCGCATTGAAATACCCTGTGAGGTAGTCACTACGGTGTCAGTAGCGTACAACTTTGGCAATTCAACGAACCCAATACCAAACGCGCCCTTAGCAAATGACAAGTTAGGCTTGTAGGTTTCGTTTAATGTGCCAAGGATGGTGAACACATCGCCAGAGGTCAAAGCCGCTGAGATGTTGTTGTATTGACCGTTTGACTCATAGATTGCAGGGTTAGTAACCGTTACAGTCACGTTGCCAGAACCATCAGTGTTTCCGCCAGTTACAACGGTGCAGCGCCATTTTAAAGGAGCACCTGACGCATCATAGAAAGGCTGGCGAGTCAGCATATTAATGTGACTGCGAGCATTTGCACCAGTGCCAGTGAACTCGATCGTATCGCCTGCGCGCACTGCGTTGGTCACCGAAGTGCTGAGACCAGTAAGCGACAGCGATTGCGTCATTGTGTTTTTAACAGACGCATAAGTCGCAGTAGGTGTAGCAGCCAAAGTACCAGCGCGGTCAGTGGTTGCACCCGCTTGATAGTTTGACAACATATCTGAAGACATGACAGAAACACCCGCAACGCGGCTAGGAATCTGTGCATCTTCCCATGCTGAGCGCACGTTGGAGCTAGGCATATTGGCAACGCCTTGCTGTAATGATGCGAGCTTGCCCATTGAGTAATCGTTTACTACGTGCTTGATCTCGCCTTTAACGCCCAAGGAGCGATAGAAGGCTTTAGATGCCATAATATCATCCCAAGAATCTACAAACGTCCCAACTGTGCCGTGTGTAAGACCTGAGTTGTTCACCATGAACGTACCGAGGTTTTTCTCAACGGTAGCAACCATGTACTCGCCAATGCCTTCAAGGTGCCGGCTTAAGTTGCGCGCCTTAATTGCTTGGTCTACTGCGTTCCAGTTCAGCTCAACGCTGACTACGTTTTGAACTGTACCCGTAGTTTTACCGTAAACAATATCGTTAGCAGTTTCGGCTGTTAAGTCGCCGCTAGCGGTTTCAACCGTGCGCCATTGCATGGGGCGCTGGAATGAAATCGAACCACCGTATTCTGGCATGTCGATACCGTTTGCATTTAGTTTCTGAGTGTCGATTTCTTTACATAAAACCGCAGAACTCTCGAACTCGTCCATAATCGCGTCAGCGACTTTGGTTGTACTTGCTGAATCAAAATTGTTAGCCATGATAATTTACCTTATGAATATGTGCGTTTGCTCACAACACTTTCACCACCACGAGTGCCTGACACTTTAGTGGTTGGGCGTGGAGCCGAGGTTTTTTTGGCAAATTTTGAGATAGCCTTAGCTTTTAAATCAGTACGCAAAAACACGCGAGCATCTACCACGTCATTGCGCAACTTATAAAACAGCTCGGCGGCCATTTCTTCATCGGTTGCAATCAATGACAGGATTTCAGCAGCGTTAGGGTTACCAAGTAGCTCACCCCGTAGTGCGTCCATCATTCCAGTGTTAGCAAGAAATACAGCGCCAGCCTCTACCATTTTTTCATCAATGCCCTTTTCTTTGGCATCAGCTAAAATTCTGGCAGACCTTTCGTTGATCTCTTGAGACTTCACAGCCTCTTCTCTTTCTTTTGCCGTTTTTTGCTGCTCTGCGATAAATCTTTGGGTCGCCTCGTATTCCACAAACTCTTTTTGCTGCCTTTCAAATTCTCTCGGATTGTCTATAGCAAGATCAATCGAAGGGATTTCTGGGGCTTTTTGTTTGGAAAACTCGGACAACTTAGATTCTAAAGCAGCTTTTTCAGCTTTGACCATATCCAGCTCGCGCTGCGTGGTCATTGAAACTCGATGGTACTCACCTAGTCGGCTTTTGACTATTTCCTTCTGCTCATTAAGGTCACGGTCAAAGTCTACAAAGTTGGATACTTTCGGCTTCTTTTCCTCTACCTGTTTAACTTCGCTATCTGCTTCAACGTCATCATCATAATCTTCGCCAGTGTCATGGCTATCATTATCAAGAATCTCGTCTTGGCTTTCTTCGTAGTCTAGGTCGCTTTCACTCATATCAAAACCTCATGGGTCGCTGTGGTAAGTATATCGAACATTCTGATAGGTGTCACTATCATCACATTTGACGGGTTAAATCGTTAATCTCTCCGGCTGTGTTGCTGTAGGCTTGAGCAGCTTGCGGGCTTACTACTGAATCCACCCCCATCGACTGGCTGATCTTGTTCAGTGTATCGGCCATAGTGTTCAGCATACTGACCGTTTTTGCCTGTGAATCTATGGCGTTCTTGTTCTGCTCTTCAAGCATTTTGATTTTCTGCATTTCTTGCTCAAAGTCCATTTTTTGTTGAGCTTGTTCGGTTTTGATTAGTGCTAGCTGCGTTTCTGCTTGCGTTCGCTCATTCATGTACTTAGCTTTATCGGCTTCTGCCTGCGCTGCCACTGCCATCGGGTCGGGCTGTTGCGGCTGGCTTTGGGCTTGCTGCATCATTTGCTTTTCTTCGTCAGTCCATTCGTCCGGTGTCAGCTTATTGGCTTGCAGCATTTCCATTCGCGCGCGCTTAACTGCCTTATCCATTCCCGGCGCGTCAACCGATCCGAGCAATATGTCTTTGTTGTTTTGAATGATAGATGGATCGTACTGCGCCATCTCTACCAGTGCGCGACCCGCATGGCTTCGCTTGGTTGAGTGAGACATGCCAATATCGCAGTAAACATCGTATTGACCTGCCGACAGGTCATTGATGACAACTTCTTGGCCGTTTGAAGCTAGTACCGTTTTATTGAGTTCGGCCATGTCATACTCACCACCCTCACCAATGATTCGCTTGGTCATTGTGGTGTCATAGACCCCCGCCATTGCACCGATACAGATTTTTGCAATGCGAAGCACAAAGCACTTGTAAGCATTGAAGTAGGGGATTGATCCAATATCGCCCTTATGTTGTAGCGCTTCAATGGATTCGAAAGCTAGCTGACTTGTATTTACGCCCTCCTGCATTCCACTTTGCCCCATCGTTTGACCGATAGAATCAAACATGGTTTGAATGATGCTATCCATTGCTGGGCTAGCCAGACCGCCCCCAAGCTCAAATGGTTGCGGCTCGTCAATTTGCGGCACCCACACTTGTATAGGGTCGTTATTGGTGTTGTAGGTGTTGATCTGCTGCATTGCTTTCGGGTCATCCAATGCTTTTTTGCTAACCCATATCTTCTTTTTAGCGTTCAGCACCTCATCAGATACTTTCTTGCTAATCGTGTAATTAAGCACGCGCTGCTGATCAATAACGTCAGCAATGTCGCCAGACCATAGCGGCTTGTTTTCGATAATGTCAAAATTAGCCATGATTGGCGACACTGGAATTGTATCAAAAACGGTTTGTTCGGCTTCGTTAAGCCATCCTGTATTGTCATACCAGCGAGTCCAAATCTTGGGTATTTTGCGGGTTCTTGATGCTAAGCCTTTCACATCTACACCGGACGCCTTTAGCTTCTTGTAGTCGTCCTCTTTCAGTACCGCGCCCGTTTCCGACTGATAGATCGTCTCGCTCACATATTTTTTGTAGAATAGCTGAGAGATTATCTCGCCCTCGCGGGTGTGATAGTAACTATTGCTATCCGAGTCAGTACCAAGCCCAGCTACTTTGCGCTCTAGCTTAAATGTATCGTTAAACTCATCTTCCTCAATGACGTGATCAACTGTAACCGCTTCGGCATCTTCGCCCGTTGGCATTACCCAATTACCAAAAAACCACACGCGGTTGACGGCATCGGGAATGTCTCGGATAAATAGCTCTTGATTGAATGAGTAGTCGTCACCGTAATCAGTCTCGACCATGGCCGCGCCATAGCCTGAAATCAGCGATCTAAGCAAGTTTCTATCGTAAACGTAATCAGCCTGCGATTGATATTCGATAGACTTCATCAGCCCGCACATTGTTTTTGCTGTGTCTTTATTGCCACCGTTGCTTGGCTTGACGCTTATCTGTATCTCGTTGCTTGCCAGCTCACCATATTTGCGGTTTAGCTTGGCTTTTACTACGTTGATCGAATACTTAGGCTTACCATCCCAATTACTGAGAATAGATTGCTCCCAAAACCCATCGGGGTCGTAATATGCGCCCATACATACACGCGCCATGTCTCGGCGATCTCTCTCGGCCTCTTGAGCCTGCGCCCTGCGAGACAATACTTTAGCGTGATCTGTGTAGTCCATATCGGCCTCAATAATAAGTTTGGAAGTTTAGCTCTATCTCTACGCTTGGCTTGGGTTTATACATACACATCATAACTGAGTCAGCCATGTTTGGAGATGGTATCTTTTTTGCCAGCATATCTTTCTTGCTCATCACTTGAAAGACTCCATCGCCCCGCCGCACTCTTGGGATTCTGCATATTTCGGAACGTAGCCGCTGTATGCATTTAATATCAGAAGAAAAACTAATCATTGTATCAGGGTCAACGTACTGCCCTTTGACTATAGCGCGGTAAGTATTATAACACGCTTGCGACAACTCCCAATAACGCTGGGCGCGCATGTTGATAAAGCAGTCTCTCACCTTTTTGTTCTTTCCATCGCCAGTGATGTAAGGTGAATCTGGGTTTTCTGGCTTCTCGGCACCATTGAACGGCAGTAGTTTTGAGGCCTTGCCTTGAAATCTCTTGCGGATAGTTTGCAGCATTCCCGACCCAATACCGGAATAATCCCATATAAAGTCGTCAGCACCGAATGAAATCCCTTTGTCGCACCCCCAAGTAAGGCCGTCATCAGAATCACCCGCCGTACTGTCGCACACATCAACAAACACATTACCAACTCTAGCCGCAAACCCTTTAGCGTCCCCAGTATCAGCAGGGTCGAAGGCGCATATTCTCGCCCCCTTTACTTCCCACGATCCAGCAAACTTAGGATTAAGGTGTGCATCTATGCACGCATCGAACCAAGCTGGCTCAATGATAGCGTCCTCGATAATATCGCCGTACTTGCCTTCCCATATATGATCGTATTTAGCTGTAGGCCATTCAGCCTTTGCTTTAAGTCTTTGCTGATTGAGTATCTCAGGAAACCACGGATTATCACGCCAGTTAAGCTCCACAACAATCATATAGTCGTCTTCGTATATGCCGTTGCGCTCTAGCTCTGCCTCGGCTTTCGCTAAGTAAGTTACAGCAATAGGATCGTTGACCGAGCCGCGATTCATTGTTACCCATATTTCAGAGCCGTTTTGCCGAATCGTTGGAAATAGAGTGTCTATTGAGTCTTGGCTTATCGTTTGACCTTCTTCGATCCAAACCTTTTTAATAAAATCGAGAGACTTTATAGACTGGATATTTCTAGCTAAACCACGATAAACAATGTCACCGCCCATTGCGGATTGAATGGCCGATGACATGGTGGTGAGAGTCGAAACGCCTAAAACTTCGATCTTGCGCTTTAGTAGCGAGTGAACCGAATCATCTAGCGAGTTCTGGAATTCCCTTGCGCACAATACCCGCTCGCCATCATCACAGAACTTTAACATGCAAGAAGCCGCAGCTTCTGACTTCCCAGAGCCGCGACCGCCTACAATGATTTTTAATGGTTTTGGTTTAATGATAAGCGGGATTAGCTTATCGGGTACTTGAATCTTAACTGACATTAGGCTTAACGCCTTCTAGTACCCACCCTACTGTAAGCGGCTCTCTGTTGGCACCTGTAAGCTCTTGGTCTACCTTGTCATGGTATCCGTGCTTACCTAGCAGCAGCTTAACAATAGCGGCGTTAAAGTCGCCTGTCAGCCCTTTGGATAACGCTGTTTTTTCTTGGGTGGCGTTTATTTGCTCTAATATGTCCGAGAATGGCTTTTTATCTGCGTCCTTTGCCCACTCATAAATAGTACTGCGGCTTCTTCCAATGACTAATGACAACCCAGCAACACTGGGGATTGCATCGCCGTGCTCTGCATAATTTGCTAAATATTCTTTTGCCGCGCTGAGCGTTTCTTCGTTGTAGTACGTTGGTCTTGCCATAACTTACCCTCATAATGGTTGCCCATCTCAAGAGTGCATTATAGCAACTAACCGGCAGAAGCGCCAGAAGCGGCGGCTGTAGCAGTCTTCACAAGTCGAAAAGTCCCGGATGCTATGATGCTAGACTGGTATTCTGCTGAAGTTAAGGTTCCGCTAACAGCCAAAATATCCTGAAACTCACCATCCCCCCTGTCTATCTGTATTTTTACAGTTTCAGCCCCAGCTAGACCGTATGCTTTTACGCTCACCGATTCTGTAGCCTCTACCCGAAATGGTTTGCTTGTCGCTGCTGCTGTCGTGGCTTCAATTTGTGCTCGCATTGTTTACGCCTCTTTAATTAAATTGTCACTTAAAAGGAAATCCGCTAGAAAATATCGTTACGGATTTTGTAGGTCATGCCTTCGTACCAACATGCAGCCCTCCCTGCCGTTCCCATCGTAATATCGCCGTTTGTACCGATTGTTACTTTAAAATTCCCATCCGCTCCGCCGCCAACAGCCGAAAAAGCGCACGCTCTGCCAATAGGGCGGCACAGCGCAGGGATATTGGCCGATACTAGTGATGCTGAGCCGTTGGACAGCGATCCTCCTAATAGCGTTGCATCGTTACCAACGACTGAAACCCTAGGTTGATCAGATGCAGACACAGCCGTCCAAACATCATTATTGGTTAAATCGTACAAAAGCCGAAGCTGCGGCTTGATGATAGGTATCTGTAATGCGTTTAGTACAGTAGTAGACATTAGACTATGACCCAAGTCGTTAGGGTGCAGTGAGTCCACCATGGCTGAAAGCGCCACAAAATCATACACTGAATAATCAATAACCGATAAGTCAAGTTCAGCGGCTAAATTAAAAATTGCGGTCTTGTAATTTTCGTAAGGCTCATATCGCGGCTGTACGAGTGATTCGTTTGCTTTTGTGGGCACTGTCAGTACACACGTCTTTCCTGCACCCGACAACCCAGCAATTAGAACCCGCAAATTAGCTATATATTGCGCGCTTGTGACGCCACCGACCGCTGAATAAATGTCATTAATGCCCAGCGCAAGGACGTAAACGCTGGACTGGGAGTCATAAGAACTCATCGCAACTAGACTAGCAAGTCTTGGCGCTGTTATATAATCACTTATAAGCTGTCCGCTTTTTGCTGCTCTCGTTATCCAAGCGTAATTGCCGATAGCTACGCGCCTGCGGATCAGGCCAGTTATTTCAATCGTGCCGCCCGTTGCCGTTATTGTCCATGTGGAATTTTTGTTAGCTGTGCTTACTGTTGCGCCGGTGTACGTGCAGATATTGCTAGCAGTAGCACCCGCCATTGATTTGGTAGCAACTACAACGCCATCGCGCTTAATCTCAGCGCTACCAGCACCAGGCGACCGCTCATAGAAAAAGTCGATAATTTGATAATTGCCGCCGAAAATTAACGTCTGACCAACGGCTAGAACTAAGGATTGACCAATCGGCCCAGCCGTTCCGGTCGTCCCAGTGGTAGAAGTAAGATAGCTGCAATTCGCAGAAATATCAAAATTGGTGCTGTCCTCTAAACCGTAAGCCCCATTTTGATTCTCGTTTAATATTTCTCGTACAAGCGATACATAGGAAAGGGTTGCTGGGGAGCTTGCACCCGTTCCCATCGTAATTGAGTCGCCAACAAAAGTTATCTGCACCTTACCTTGAGCGTTAATTCCTTTGTTGATCAACGCTGTCGCTAGCGGGTATTGCGCGACATCGTAAAGCTGCGAAAGACTTACGTTATCTCTGCCAGTTATTCCGCTTGTCGTTATACCCATTAGATTTCATCCTCTAAATGTCTTGCGTGATGCCTTCGGCGTTG